GGAGCTCTCATGATACGGTGAATTAACATCGCATCTTCCATTAAAGTTAACTGTTTAAAGATCTTACGAGCTGGTTCTAAATAAGAACGTCCATAAGGTAAGTAGTTAGTATCTGAAATTAACCTAAAGTGGGCCATTTCGTAATTGTCTAACTTAATTACTTTCTTATTTGTATTAGGAGTATAGTTAGGACTTTGTGAAGTAGCTAAACCATCTAAGTCGATCTGAAAAGTTACTTTAGTCGGATTTTCATGATCTTCTCCTTCATGTCGTGAAATATGGTAAACCGTATAAGGTAGTACATTGTATACCCCTAAACCGTCTGCAATCTCTAACTTTAAAAAGAAGTCTCCGTACTTGACCATGTTACGAGTCCATGACCATAGGTTAAATTCAATATTAAGTATATCGTAAAATAAATTATATAAAACTCGTTGTATATTTTCGTCAGAAGACCTAATAGCTAAAACTTCACCAAAATCGTTTTTTACTGTTGCTTCATCGGCTATAATATCTAATGCAGAAGCTAAAATAGGATCTGTATCCATAGCTTCATAGTCAGAGTATAACTGTATTCTTAGAGTTTGAAAGTTTAAATTCGGGTTAAATATATTTCTATTATTATAGACATATAATCTACTAAACCTATCTATAAGAGAGTTAGTCTGGTATTTACCGGTTGTTTGTATTTGATTAGGATCGATTACTTTTAACTCATCACCACCTACGTTACGTATAAGTACGTCTGTTGCGAAGAGTCTCTGTAGTCTACTAAATAAGCCTTTATCTGCCATTTAATTAAAATGTCTTTAGTTATAAATAGATTCGTTTAAAATAACCAGCTTATATCTTCCTTCTGCTGGCCACCCATATCTATAAGATACGGATTATTTTGGTAGGAACCAACTGTTGATATAACAGCTTGGTTTTTTGCATTAAGATTTGAGAAAGAGGAAAGTTGTGCTCTAGCTAAGTCAAGACCTTGCTGTCTTAGTCTCAATGCGGTATCCCTTACGTATAGTGAGGTTGCGAAGGCCATCACTAAATCATCATTATAATTTATCTGTGCTTGGGCTTTTCCGTTCTTCCATACAAATACTCTCATCTCAAGTAGTAACCTTTTAGATTGAACAGTAACTGCTTTCTCTCTAATATACTCCATCATCTTTGCAACCACTAATGGACGCGTTTTCATTGACATTGTAAAGCCGGGAACGAGTTTCTCTCTTTCATATTTCGACATATACGATTCAACTGTATCTTGGTTAGAGGTTGAACTGTAGTACATATTCTTATATTCTCTTTCTAATATCTGTTCTATGGTAGACCACCCTATATTTGCGTTTTCTACTACTAGAAGCGCATCATTGTATTCAGAAGCGATTCCTACCAAGACGTTACCGAATTCCTTCGGGGATAACTTCCCTTTGTACTCTGCTACCTGAACGCAACTTTCTATATCCATTACGTGAAACGTAGAAAAGTCAGTAGAGTCACCTCTAGATACGTCGGCTGTAACCATATAAGATTTTGTATAATCAGGACTTTCCCAAACCCATAAATTGCCATCAACTCCTCTTTTTTCTGCTGGATCTTTTTGATAAGTTTCTTCATAAAATTGTAAATCTTCTGGTTCAAATACGGTTTCTCCTGATGATAGGAAGTCACAGTCACATTCCTGTGCTGCCATTCGAGGTCCTAAATCTCTATCTTGCATGTCTCTCCAAACCTGATTTCTTTCAGGATGGACTGTCCATGGTAATTTAATAGGTACAAAGGAATTTTCAGCTACTTCTGCTTTTACATAGGTAGAGTGAAACCAGTTACCTATACCGTTAGGAGTCGATAGAGCTATACATTGACCACCGGTTGCTAACGTTTGTTGTGCAGCAGTAAAGGTTTCCTCAATGTTATCAATAAAGGCGGCTTCATCTATTAATAGTAGTGATACTGCTTCAGAACGAGCAGAATCAGAATTACTTGACTTTGCTTGTATCTTTGAACCGTTCTTCAGCCTCAGTGAGAGTTTGTTCTTCTCTACTGCATGTAGACGTAACCACTTGGGTAACTGTTCATACATGAATTGTACTTTAGAAACCAGGTTTCTTGCTGTTGCTTGTGTAGTTGCTAAGGCTAGTACGTTCTTATCTTTATGGAAGACCATCAACCATAACGAGTAACCAGCCGCTAAGGTAGATATACCAAGCTGTCTAGACTTTAATGTAATAAGAAATTGATTATCTCTAAATAAATGTAGTACTTTCTCTTGAAATGGGTATAAATTAAAGAGAATTCTACCCCTTGTCGGGTGTTGAATATAGCAATACTTCTTCATGAAGTACCCTGGATCTTTAGCACATTTTAAATATTCTTGTGCTATTATATTTCTAATATCTTGCGACATAACTAATTAATTATATCTCAATCCCGCGAATCTTATCTAAAGTTCCGAATCTAGATTGAGTTGAGTTACTTCCTTCTTTTTTCGTAAATATACGACGTAGTATAATGCCGTTTATATCTTGTTGAGAGTTTGTAAAAAAGAAATCTCCGTCTCTTTTTCTTATGTGAGCATAAAAACTACTACTATGTTCTTCTATAAAAGTATCAATAGGTATAAACTTTCCATTTTTAAAATTAACTGTGTTACCTTCTATTTCAAATTTAACTTCCATGTCTCCCTTGTAGTAGTACTCAATAGGTCCGCCCATCGGAATAGTGCCCTGTACAATTGTTTTTATTAACTCTTTTGGTACTTTTCTCGAAACATCAGGAATAAGTTTGTTACCTGTTAAATTAACTCCGTCTAAGTTATTTGCTTCAACTCTATCTTGGTAGAACTCGTAAGCATCTTCATAAAAATCTGTTAACCATTCTCTAATTTCTGGGTTAGTTATGGCCATAGCTGTCATACCTTTAATTCCACCACCCGCTAAGGTAGGTGCTTCGTTTCCTTTAGCTGATACTTTTATATCTTGTCCTTTTACTTTCAAGATAACATCTGCATAAGGTTCGCTTCCAAACTCATTCAAGCCGTCTACTTTAACTGCAGTCTGAACTCCGTTAATTTCTATATTATTTGTACCTTTTAGAGTTTTGACTCCCGGTACTGCGTTTATAGCATCTATTATTCCATGCTCTTGTCTTTCTGTTGTAGCTATTTTACTCCCGCCGGTACCCCCGAATTCTCTAGTCTTCTGTAATGCGCTAAAACTTACATCATTTCCTTCTTCGTCTTTAAAAAAAGGAAATTCATTTATTCTAGTACCTCCAATTTTTTTAATTGCCTCTACTTCCATTGAATGAAATAGTGCTGCGTAAGAATCGTCAGCGTATGTTAAAATACTTTGGCTGCTATCTTTAAATTCAAACGGTGCTCTATTTTCTATCTTATTATCTATAACTTGTAGTCGAGAATACTTTCTACTTGCATCACTAAAGTCGTTCCATTTTAAGACACCTTCGTCTAATCTAAATCCAAATAAGGATTCAAATAGATCCATATCCTTTTCATTACTTAAATCAGGATACCCTTTCTCACATCTGTACGACCATTCTAGTATTGTTTTTTCTACTAAATTCATTTATTTCGGATCTTCTGCTGGTTCTTGAAATTCTACGTCTTCTCCTCCTAAATCTGCTCCGCCTTCTGCTCCTGCTTCTCCTTCCGGTGCTGGTTCTTCTTCTGCACCACCTGATGCATCAGCGCCTGGGAAGTCTCCTCCACTAGTGCTACCTGATGATCCGCTGTCTCCAGCATCTTCTCCACCTTCACCTGGCTCACCGCCTGTGTTAGGTCCGTATTTAAGCAATTCGTTTAATTTATCTAATGCTTGTTCGAAGTCTGCTAATTTATTAATGTAGTAGCGTTTACCTTGAATCTGTGCTTCAAAGCCTTTTCCAGTCCATTTTAAGATAAAGTTCTGTTTGTTCTTCAACTCAACTCTAAATGTAGAAGGACGAGGTGCTACCCATAAAATTTCTTCTACGAATTCTCCGTATTGATTAGTAAGTAGAGATTCTACAGCTTGTTTAAGACTAGGAAACTTACCTAACATCTTTTCTGTTGCTGTTTCTAGTACAGTCTCTTCACCTGCTTTTTCTAGAGGCTTTTCGTCTGTCTTTACTTCAGGCTTCTTTGCTGGTTCTTCTTTTGGATCTTCTTCTTTGATTAATTCTGCTAATGACTTATCTTCGTTCACTGAACGTCTTTGTTTCATCATAGCATATTGACCTGGGTATTCAGTTCTTAAGAAATGACGAAGAGCATTGAAAGTCTTACTTATAACTTCAAATACTTGTCTTGCTTTTTCATCTTTACGAATATCATCAATGTGCATTAACTCTTTTGTTGAATCAACTGCAGATGATAAATTACGGAATAAATTTTCAAAACTAGGTAATTGAATTATCTTATGTCCAACTCCTCCAGTCTCTTGGTTTACAAGATCTGTTTTAAAATATGTAGATAAGTCTTTATTAAAAAAGTCTTCATCTTTTATAGGACCGAATTTATCTTCTATTGATTTTATAAAATCTTTAGGTAGGTCTTTTGGTTTTACTGTGTTACCTTCTTCTTCGTTTACTGATTCTTCTACTCTATTCATCTCTTCATCCGATACCCAATATGAAGTTCCCCCACCTATTGAGTGTTTAAACATCTTTTCCATTTCCTCAGCGTATTTCTTTGCATCATTATATGAATTAAATACTTTTGGTTTATCAGTTGAACTAAATGTTTTTTTATCAAATTCTTTTTCCAACCCCTTACCCTGACCTCTACCTTTATTGTAGGTTACATAGTATTTGCCTTCGTTCTCGTCTAACTTTTGTAATTCGTTTGGTGAATGTTTATGTATTTTACCGCTCGGTAATTCAATACCGTAATACTTTTCATCATCAGCACCGTGTTCTTTATCTAAAGATTTTACAACTCCGGTTCCGCCATGAGACATTTTTACTTTGTCACCTATTTTAAAATGAGATTCGTTTTTTTCAGATCCAACTTTATTAATATAAGCATCGTCACCATGAGGTGATAATCCTTCTTTAAAAGGTCTTGGACAAGGTGTTCCTTTAACATGAGTATGACCGCATCTACCACAGTGTGTGGCTTTCTTTTCAGTTAATACTTCGAAATAAATTTCTTCAATAAGTTCTCTAAATTCAGCTTTATTCATTATCTTATTATTATTTGAAGAATTTTTCAAGAGCTTCAATTTTATCATTAGCATCAACTAACATAGTTAATGCTTCTTCTGCATTTTTATAATAATCACCTGTGGAATGATCTCCAATACCTACTGGATGTTCAGAGAGCAAATTCAAAGTCAATAATGCTTTTGATTTTTCTGCAATGGCAGATGTCATTAACATATCAAATAATTCCTTTTTCATTGTTTATTTTTTAATATCCTTGACGCTTAATAGAAGCGTTTATGAAATTAACTGCATGTGCCATTGGTATATCCCAGATCTTAGATAGTCTCTTTAGAAAGTTTAATACCATTGCATCTCCTTCAGGATTAACTCCTCCTTCCGATATTCCCATTCCACGGCTTACTATTTTAGCATTTTTTAAAATTGTAGAAAATTGTGGTGTACCGCCTTCAAAGAATTGAGGTAGTGGATTTAATTCGTCATCTACTTTTTGTAATACTACTATACCTCTTTGTCCAATTTGACACTCAAATTTATGTCCTCTAAATTCTATAATATCTCCAATACTGTATGCTTTACCTGTTATATCAACTGCAGTATCATTTTGAGCATAATCTTCTTCTTCTTTCTTTAAGCTCTTTTCCTTAGCCATCATCCCTTGAACCTTTTCGATTGTTGCCATATCTTTAGGTGTCATCTTCATCTTACGAGTAAACTCTTTAGATGTAGGGTCTTGTACTAATTCTGTTTCGTGCTTTCCTTCGTTGTTCTCGTATTCGTCTTCGTCATCATAATCTTCTTCTCTATCACCTGTATACCAACTCTGGTTAGGGTCATTTTTAGGCTCTTTTGTAAAATCGTGTGCTTGCCAGTTAAAGTTTGGATCGGTAACTAATGCCGGGAATTTAACCGGTTCTGTATGAGTTGGATCTTCGTTAAATGCAATGGATATACCATGTGATCTATCTCCTGAACCTCCGTTCATTACATCTAGTAATTCATAATAGTCCATTCCCCCAAATTCTCCGTATCCTTCGTAGTTACTTTCTGCGTACTTTTTACCCTTATCGTCAATCATGTAAACAACTCGTAACGTATTCTCTTTTTCAGAGCCGATCTGCTGATTTGAATCTTGAGTAAACCATGAAAATTGACCTTCGTTAACTACTGCTTCGTTCATATCAATATTACTATCAATTACTTCGATGTTTTGAGTACCAAAGTCCATCTCTAAGTCGTATGCAAGTTCTGGGTTAGTAAAATAATACGTGTCTGATCCGTTTATATCTACTGCTTTACTGTAAGCAGGGTTATCTTTAATAATTTCTAATGCTCTTTTTGCATCTCTAACAGCTACTTTAATGTAATACGTACCTTCTGGTGCTTCTGCTAGTTTTGTTCCACGGCTAGGTTTCTTTAAATCATACATCTTATTTCTAGCTGCATCTCTTTCTGCTGGCATCTTTGAAGTATCGTTAGCTATTGCTTCTAAATCTGCAATAGATTGTACCGCTCCTTCGCTAAACATCTTTTGGAATCCTGCAAATTTCTCCGGGAAGTATCTTCTGTAATAAGCTTTTTTAGCATGGTCAATTAAACCATCTCTATCTGATTGATATTCTTCCCACTCGTTCCAATAAAAATCAACTGCTTCTTCTACTGCAGATTCAAATGCACTATCAAAAGGCATTGGCATATTTTCTGGTTCTCCTAAGTCTTTATGAATAGCTCTATTCATTACTCCTTGGTCTGATGAACCCCAATCTTCTTTTAATACAGCTTTCTTAATAGCCTTATCTTTTACTCCTTTGTATTCTGCTTCTGGAGATTCTACATCACCATCTTTATCAAAATCTTTCTTAGCCTTAACTGCTTCTTTCTTTATAGGAGCTTTTTTAGCAACTGTTTTACCAGTAGCTTTTTTAATTGCTCTATCTTTTACTCCTTTATATTCTGCTGCAGGTGATTCTTTCTTACCGTCTTTATCAAAATCTTTCTCAGCTTTTTCCGCTTCATTTACAGAAGTATCTAATTCTTGATCTGCTCCAGTTCCGGAAACAGCAGCATCTAATTCAGCTTCTAATTTCTTCTTCTCAATCGTCATAGCCTTTAACTGCGGTACAACAGATTGATCACCACCTTTGTACTGTACTGCAAGAGCTTTCATCTTAGCGACAAGCTCTCCATGTTTTTTCTGTATGCTCCCTACTGATGCTTCACTTATTTTATTCTTATCACTATATGATTTATATAAGGCTTCAGCTTCATCGCCTTTTCCGGCAGCTTTCAGTTGTGAGATTAAGTTATAAATGTTTTTAGCTTCTTCTGATCCTGCTTTATACCATCTATGGTCATCCGACATCATATAATACCAGTCGTGAGATTTTAAAGCTTGTTCTAATTGAGCCATTAAGTCTCCTTGCGGTTCTTCTTTCTTACCGTAGATTTGAGTTGAGTCATATGCATCTTCTTGCATATTACCATCTAACTTAGCCCATACTTTAAGTATGTTAGCCTTGATTACATCTTTATTTACAAATGGCTCTCCGGCACCTTTTAGTCCTACTTGTCCGATTTTTTCAGTAAACGTAAAGTCTGATAATACTATATTCTTATCTTGATCTATATGGAAAGAGAATTCATCTTCTTTTCCGTCTTTATATTGAAAGTAAATATCAAAAGCCATTGCTTCTAATCTTAGGATCTTTCCAGATGCGATTTCTATTCCATCTTCTTTTAATGCTTCAGCTACTGCTTTAGCTACATCTTTTGATATTAGTTTTGTTTGCTCTAAATCAAATTGAAGACCTTCTCCTTCTGCTTCTTTAATTTTCTTAGTATCTAAAGGTTCCCCCTTTTTATGCAGCTGTACTTGGACGCCTTTTTCAGCTAATTCCTTAGCTTTATTTTCATCGTCTGTATGTATTACACCTTTGTCCATTTCTGTAAGTATGTTTAATTTGTTTTCTAAAGATTCTTTTAAAGAAATGAGTTGAGTTTTATACTTCTTATCTTCAAGTTTTAGTACTTTATCTTTAACTTGTAAAGCTTCTAAAGCTTTTTGTACTTTTTCTAAGCGTACTTTGACTTCTTGAAAAGTTAGTAACTTTATTGTTTCCTTCATTTCTTACTTAATATATAAATAAATAGGTATGTTTTCTACTTGATCTTGATACAGATGTCTTTACCATCTTTTGTACCACCGTATCTATAACCATCCCAACAAGCTTTACCGTCTATACCCTTCTTCTTTCCCTCTAAAGATAGCTGCTCAGGATCTGGTTGTCCTTCTAGTTCGTGGTAACCTGTATTAGCTTGGTTTATAAAGCTTTGAGATTGTGATATATGGTCTTGAATCCAACCAGGAATATCTTTTTCATCTGGTCCGATCTTATACATTAACTCACCTGCATTCTTTATAATATCTTGCAACTGGCTTATAGCCATATGTACTTCGTGATCTACTTCTTCTTTTTGTACTTTAGAAGTTCTAATCACTTCTCTTATAGCTTGTGTTAATTCTGATGTTTTCATTTACAATGGTAGTTTAAATATCTCTGTAGTGCTTTCGCAAAATGAGTTCCCTTATCTTCTAGTTTTGATTTTTCTGCTCTAACTTTAGAACAAGATAGTGAACCTAATCTTTTTTTAAGGATACCTGGTTTAACTGGATCGTCTATTCCTTCCATTAGCATCTCCATTAAGTGTGAGATGTCTACAACCCATAATTTAGGATCAACTCCGTTTTTTACAAGTCCGGATAATCTTGTGTTGCCTGCTACTAAGTCGTAATCTCCTTCACCAAACTTAACAACGATAGACATTTCTATAACTCCTTTTTCAAATGCTTGATGAAATCTTTCTTTCTTTGGAGCTTCTAATCCTTCGAAATCTAGATCTACGTTACCTAAAACGTCTTTAATCTTTGAAAACGATTCTGGTTTTCCTTGGTTTGCTATCTCTATCCACTTCTCTTTACCCATATCCTCAAATTCAGGATACCTAAGAGCCTCTTCCCATTCGTTTGCGAAATTAGGTTTAGTGTACTTTATTTGTTTTGCTTCGAGTAAGATATTAATTAGTTTCATTACTTATGACTTTGTAGCATTTCGAATAATAATGCAGTTAGAGCGGCGAATATAATCCAGAGTGCTTTTTGTACTCCGTTTTTCCATTTCTTTAGTTCATCTAATTCCTGCATATTCCTCTGATATTCTTTTTCGTTTGATTGGAGGCTTACACGGAAGTCAGTATTTTTATTAGTCTTTACTACTAGTCCATCTTCTGGATTTAGTAGCATATATTTTAATTCGGAAATATCATCTTTAACATCCTTCATGTCTTCTAACATTATCTTCAATTCACCGTTCGGCATATGTGCCTTTATGTGTCTAAGTTCTGATAATATCTCTTCCAATGCTGTGTCTTGTGCTGCCATATTTTAAAATTGTAAAATAGTTACTAATAAATAGTTAACTATCTATATTACTTTTGAGGTTCTTAAGGTATTCCTGTAGCTTATCTAAAACTTCTTTTTTAAACTTAGTATTGTTATTTTTCCAATCTTCTATATCTCCTTGCTCAGTTACAAAAGTATCCGTTTCATTTAGAGATTCTAATACCCAAGCTTCTATATCTGCTGCAAAAGCAACCATATTACCTTGAAGCATTCTTTTAGCATAAGCCTCATATAGCCCTGCTTTCTTTAATGTATCTTCGTATTTAATTGTACAGTCAAAGCAAACTTTATGTAACGTATACATTCTCTTGTGCAAGTGGTGCTCCATTGAACCACTACACTGAGGGCATCTAAGAGGGATTCTAACAGCTTTTTTAGCTGCATCTAACTTAGTTACATTCTGCTTAATACCGTTTACAATTGTCCATTGCTTACCTACCTCTTCCCAAATGTCTCCTTCTTTATGTCGCTTAACTTCTTTCTCGTAACCTATTCCTAATCTAGTTTTAGCAGTATAGTCCTTACTTACTAAATTTCTAACTCTCTGTACGTCTCTTTCTTTAAATTCTTTTTTAAGTAAGCTCTCACTCATAACCTAGTTCTTTTAATTTTGCTAATACTGGTGCTACATTACCGTGAAGACATCTAATAGCGATTCCGCCAGATGCTTCCCATTGGTCTATATTTGATTTCTTATCGTCGATTAATATCGCATTTGGATTAGCATACTTTTGTTTATCTGCTGAGTAGGCAAAGATAAGTTTAGGCTTTGGTGATAGGTTATTTTTAACCCAAATATTTTTTCCTAATCTTGAATTATCATGACGGGAAG